GAAGGTGACGCGCGTCCATGAGCGCCGGCGCCGCCACGCCGGATTCGCCGCAGCCTGGCAAATGGCGCTCGCCGATGGCTATGCGGAACTGGAATGGCGCCTGCTCGGACAGGCCCTGCTCGGTGCAGAAAGAACCGAAAAGGTTCATGATGCGAAGGGCAACGGCGTGGCCCGGATGAAGGCCGTGCATGGTCTCGATCCGGCGCATGGCTTGCGGCTCCTGCTGGCGCATCGCGCCGCCATGGAGGCGGCGCCCGGCGATGAAGCGGGGACTCTGCCGGATGGAGGCGAAGCGGCGCTGGGCCAGCGGCTGCGCGCGGCGATGGACGAAATCCGTTCGCGGCTCCTGACGTCGGCGGACGCGGGGCATGACGCACGAGTGACAGACTCACGAACGACAAACTCAGGAAAGACAGGGGCATCCGAAGACCGATGACGGCATCCGACCATCCGCGAGCCGCGCCGGACGATCTGGCCGGTCTTTCCGATTTCGAGCTGATCGCGGCGCAGGCGGAGGACCTGCGCGAGCGGCTGGTGCGGGAACTGGGCGAGGATGCGGTCGACTGGTTGCGACGGAACTGGCGCGGCCGCGCCCGGCCCGGCCAGCTCCCGCCGGGGGAGGACTGGTTCATCTGGCTGATCCTGGCGGGGCGCGGCTTCGGCAAGACCCGCGCGGGCGCGGAATGGGTTCGCGCGATCGGCGAGGCCGACGGGTCCGCCCGCATCGCGCTGGTCGGCGCCACGCTGCAGGAAGCGCGCGCCGTGATGGTGGAGGGCGAGAGCGGCCTCCTCGCGATCGCGCCGGCCGCGCGCCGGCCGCACTGGCTTCCCTCGCGCCGGCTGCTGAGATGGCCGAGCGGCGCCATCGCGATGCTCTATGGCGCGGCCGATCCCGAGACGCTGCGCGGATCGCAGCATAGTCATGCATGGGCGGACGAGATCGCGAAATGGCCGCGCGCCGTGGCGGCCTGGGACAATCTGCTGATGGGCCTGCGGCTCGGCGCGCGGCCGCAGATCGTGGCGACCACAACGCCGCGCCCGGTGGCGCTCATCCGCAGGCTGGTCAACGATCCGGCGGTCGCGGTGACACGCGGGCGGACGCAGGATAATCGCGCGGCGCTTCCGCCTGCCTTCCTCGCGGAAATGACGCGCAGCTACGCGGGCACGCGGTTGGGCGCGCAGGAACTGGAGGGGGCGCTGATGCTCGATCTGGAGGGCGCTCTCTGGACGCATGCGCTGCTGGACGGCTGCCGGCTTTCCGGTCCGCCGCCGGCGCACGAGCAACTGAAGCGCGTGGTGATCGGGGTCGACCCGCCGGCGGGCGAACATGGCGACGCCTGCGGCATCGTGGTCGCCGGGCTGGATGACGAAGGGCGCGCCATCGTGCTGGACGACGCGACCGTGACGCGGGCCAGCCCGGAACGCTGGGCCCGCGCCGTCGCGCGCGCGGCCTGGCACTGGCGCGCGGACCGGATCGTCGCAGAGGTGAACAATGGCGGGGCGATGGTGGGCGCGGTGCTGCGGGCGGCCGACATCGCGCTGCCCCTGCGGCTCGTCCATGCCTCGCGAGGCAAGAGCGCGCGCGCCGAGCCCATCGCGGCCGCCTATGAAACGGGCAAGGTTCGCCATCGCGTTCGGTTCGCCGCACTTGAGGACCAGCTTTGTGGACTGCTGGCCAATGGCGGCTATGAAGGACCGGGCCGGTCACCCGATCGCGCGGATGCGCTCGTCTGGTGTCTCACGGATCTGCTGCTCGGCCATGCGGGTCCGCCCGGTTTGAGGCGTCTGTGAAATCAGGCGCCAAGTATCGATGCGAATCGCTTGCTTTTGGTCCCTGATGAGCGGACGATCCGCAACAGGAGTGCCGGGCGGAGTATTCCCGGATGGAAGATATTCTTAAAAGGATCGCCAGTGCCCCTAGTCTGCCGCTTCTGTGGCGGCAGATGACGCGCTATTTCGGACGCCACGGTTTCGCGGCAGTCAGCTATTACTGGGTACGGGCGACCACGCATTTGCCCGCCACCATGCCGCTCCAATATGGTTTTTCCAAAGAAGAGATCGAACTTTATCTTTCGCTGGACTTTCAACGGCTCGACATCGTTCCGCGTGCCGCGCTCGCGGCCGGCATGCCGATCCGGTGGAGCACGGTGTGGCAGCACAGCGAACTGACTGTCGAGGAACGCACCTTCCTGGAGACGATGCGCGGCATCGGCTTCTCCGACGGCTTCTCCCTGCCCTGCTATGGCCCCAACAGTCGCAACGCCGTGGTGGGGGTCAGCAAGATAAAGCCCGGGACCGACATCAGCGCGGGCCACATGACCCTCATCCATTTCGCCGCGCAGGCCGCGCATCTGAGGATATGCGCCCTGTTCGCGGACGAGACCACGCGGGATCGGCAGCTTTCCACCCGCGAGAAGGAGATTCTCGACTGGGTGGCGCGCGGCAAGAGCAACAATGTGATCGCCGAGATTCTGGCGATCTCGCCGGGGACGGTCGACACCTATATGCGCCGCATCTACGAGAAGCTGGACGTCTCGGACCGGACCTCGGCGGCGGTGAAGGGCGTGGGACTGGGGCTTATCGCGGCCTAGGGCGGATCGACATTCAGGTCTGGCGGCCTGCAAATGGGGCTTTCCTGCTTCCGCTGCTCACGGACCTTAAAAGTCCGCTGCGCGCCGGGTCACGCAAAACCACCATTTACGCCTCGCCATCTCCTGAATGTCGATCCGCCCCAGGCGGCGCGGGCGTGATCGCGCATGCGGTTTCGGGCGGCCCCGGGGGACGGGGCTCGAACGGTTGGTTCCTTCAGGGGCAGAGCGGAGCCGCGGGCCTGACCCGGCGTGTATCGCGTGCGGGCCGGGTGCCCCTTGCTGCATTTCAGGATGAAGAGCTCGAGACTCCCGCGTCCTGTCCCTGCCGGGAAGGACGCGGGCCGAGCAAGCTTGCCCGCTGATTTCCGCGCCGTCCCCGTGATGGCGTCGTCATTTTCCAATCCCTGAGAGGGAGACGTTCATTGAAATGGTTCGGACGCAAGGACGCGGCGCCGCCGTCGCGCCCGCCGCTGGCACGTGCCTGGATCGGCCTCGGCTGGCCGGGGGCCGGTCATTGGCCGCATGATTATGAAGCGCAGCTTCGCGCCGCCATGCTCGCCAATCCCGTGGCGCAGCGCGCGGTGCGGCTGGTCAGCGAGGCGGCGGGCAGTATCGCGCTGACGGGATCGGCCCGCGCGCCGGATGACGCGAGACGCGCGCTCGCGCTGGTGGCGCGCAGGTCGGCGGGCCAGAATCTGGTCGAGACACTCGCGGCGCATCTGCTCCTCCACGGCAATGCCTATGTGCAGATCGGCCATGGCGCGGACGGCGAGGCGGTCAACCTCTATGCGCTGCGGCCGGACCGCGTGACGATCGAGCAGGATGCGCAGGGCTGGCCCGTCGGCTATCGCTACAGGGCGGGAGAGCGGCACATGCTCTATGCCGGCGAGGATGCGGGCGGCCGCACCGCCGTCATCCACCTCAAGGCGCTCAATCCGGTCGACGACCATTACGGGCTGGGCTGCCTCGGCGCGGCGGCGGGCGCCGTGGCGATCCACAATGCGGCGACGCAGTGGAACAAGGCCCTGCTCGACAATGCCGCCCGTCCCTCCGGGGCGCTGGTCTATGATCCCAAGGATGGCGGCGTCATGTCGCCCGACCAGTTCGACCGGCTGCGCGCCGAACTGGAAAGCGTCTTCCAGGGCAAGGACAATGCGGGCCGCCCGATGCTGCTGGAAGGCGGGCTTTCCTGGCAGGCGATGAGCCTGTCCCCGCACGACATGGATTTCGTGGAACTGAAGGCGGCGGCGGCGCGCGACATCGCGCTCGCCTTCGGCGTGCCGCCGGTGCTGGCGGGCCTGCCGGGGGACAGCACCTATGCCAATTATCGCGAGGCCAACAAGGCGCTCTGGCGGCAGACCGTGCTGCCGCTGGCCGACAAGATCCTCGGCGGGCTGGCGCAGGGACTGGCCGACCGGATGCCCGGCCTGTGCCTGCAGGTGGACCTCAACCGGATCGCGGCGCTGGCGGACGAGCGCGGCCAGCTCTGGGACCGGGTCGCGGCGGCCGACTTCCTCTCGCGCGCGGAGAAGCGCGCCATGCTGGGGCTGGAGGCCGAGGCGCAGTGAGCCGGAGCATGAAGGCCGACATGAACGGGGGCGCGCTGCGCTTCGCCGGCTATGCGGCGATCTTCGGGCGGGTCGACAATGGCGGCGATGTGATCGCGCCCGGCGCTTTCGCGGCGAGTCTGGTGCGGCGGCCGGCCCATGATCTCCCGCTGCTCTGGCAGCACCGGCCGGACCAGCCGATCGGCACGATCGAGACCGTGGCCGAGGATGCGCGCGGCCTGCGCGTCATCGGCCGGCTGGACGAACGGTCCGTGGCGGGACGCGAGGCGGCGGCGGCGCTGCGCGGCGGCGCGCTGGACGGGCTTTCCTTCGGCTATCGGGTCGTGGCCGCGCACGGCACGCAGCCGCGCCGGCTGGAGGCGCTCGATCTGGTGGAGGTGAGCCTGGTCACGCACCCCATGCAGCCCCGCGCCCGCGTGCATGCGGTGGAATGAGCCCTTGCTCCCGGGCGCGGGCGAGAGCCGACGGCAGCGATTTGTCGGGGCCTTCGGGCCCCTTTTCTTTTGAACGGCAGGAGACGTGAACCATGGTGGAAGTGAAGGCCGATGCGCTGGAGGAGAGCTTTGACGCGATCCTGCAGGCGGACAGGATCGCGGGCATCGAGGCGCGGATGGACGCGCTCGACGCCACGATGAAGGCGCAGACGGCGCGGGCCGCCCGCCCGCCGCTCGATGGCGCCAAGGGTAGCGAGGCGGACCCGGCGCGGGAGGCCTTTGCCGAGCGCTATCTGCGGCGCGGGATCGAAGCAGGCGTGGAGCTGAAGAGCTTCTCCGGCGCGACCGGCGGCAGCGGCGGCTATGCCGTGCCGCGCGAGATCGACCAGATGATCGAGGTCGCGCTCAAGGCGATCTCGCCGATCCGTGGCATCGCCAATGTGGTGCGCACCGGTTCGGCCGGCTATCGCAAGCTGGTGACGACCGGCGGCGTCGTTTCGGGCTGGGCCTCGGAAACCGGCGCGCGTCCGGAGACGGCGACGCCGACGTTCCAGGAAATCGCGCCGCCCTCGGGCGAGCTCTATGCCAACCCCTCCGCCAGCCAGGCGATGCTGGACGATGCGCAGTTCGACGTCGAGAGCTGGCTGGCCGGCGAGATCGCGCAGGAGTTCGCGAAGGCGGAAGGCGCGGCTTTCGTCAGCGGCAACGGCACGAACAAGCCCAAAGGGTTCCTCACCTATGCCACCACCAGCGAGACGGACGCGACCCGCGCCTTCGGCACGCTGCAATATGTGGCCTCCGGCCTCTCGGGCGGGTTCCCGGCGAGCAATCCGCAGGACAAGCTGATCGACCTCGTCCAGGCGCTCAAGGCGCCCTATCGGCAAGGGGCGGCGTTCGTGATGAATTCGGCGACGCTCGCGCGCATCCGCAAGTTCAAGACGAGCGACGGCGCGTTCCTGTGGCAACCCTCGATGAGCGCCGGTGCGCCGGCCACGCTGCTCGGCTATCCGGTGATCGAAGCCGAGGACATGCCGGACATCGCGGCCGACAGCCTCTCCATCGCGTTCGGCAATTTCGCCCATGGCTATGTGATCGCCGAGCGCAGCGAGACCAGCATCCTGCGCGATCCCTTCACCAACAAGCCGTTCGTGCATTTCTATGCGGTTCGGCGGATCGGCGGCGCCGTGGCGAACAGCGAGGCGATCAAGCTGATGAAGTTCGCCGCATCCTGAGCGGATGAGCGAACCCGCGCCATGCCGGTCATTCCCCGCCGGCATGGCGCCCTTCTTCCGACGGCCAGCGGCGAAAGGCCAAGATGATGATCGTGACAATCGACAAGGGCGGACCGCTCGCGGTGCCGCTGGCCGACCTCAAGGCCTATCTCGGGATCAGCCTGGA